TTCTACGTTAGGTGTCCCTTCCAGATTATCTGGAGGAATGGTTCGCCCCCGAGTAACTCGAGTGCGAATCGCGTCTCGTCGACCCAAAGGCAACGTCGTCCAAAATCGACCTCAACAGGTCGACGCGGATCCGTTTATGTTACGCCTACTGCATGGAGCCACAGTGGTACTTTCTTAAGTATCCCTGTGGTCTCAGGCAGTATAGGTCCTGATGGGATTAGCACGTACTACTACAAGTTCGATTACCATTATGGTATCCCGAACGTAGCTTGTACACCGCCTGCCCGTCCTTCTCTGGCTACGCCCGAGATGGATAAGCTGGTGGCTGCTTGCAATACCCAGTGCCTCCTGAAATTAAAAGATCAGAAGGTAAACCTAGGCGTCGCATTAGCCGAGGCTAAGGAGGCAGCACAACTCGTCAGCAACACGGCTCGCCGTGTCGCCAACTTGTTCAACGCTGCCTACAACCGGAAGCCAAAAGAGTGGCTGAAGGGTGTCAAGAACGCGGGCCGGAATTATAGAAAAGTTCCGGGCTACTATCTTGAGCACGTCTACGGCGTAGCTCCTCTCCTGTCCGATATTGACGGTATCTGCCAGCAACTGGCTGAGACCTACAATAGGGGCAATCGCCCCCGCATCACCGCTTTTGGTGTGCGTAGTGACAGTGAGGTCTACGACCGCTCTCTATCATCCGGTATGCAACAATTCGGCGAACATCGCGGTGTTGGTAACTTAGAGCGTATAGCTCGAGTTGGCGTCACCGCGTCAGTACCCGACTGGGTGATGAAGGACTACAGTAGTCTTGGGGTTACCAACCCCTTTGCTATTGCGTGGGAGCGTGTTGGGTATAGTCACGTCGTCGATTGGATGTTACCGATCGGCGACTGGATTAATACCTGGGACGTCAGTAACTATCTGACGTTCGAGTCGGGGTTTACGACCCGATTTTTACGCGCCTCGGGCGTCATCACTTCCAGTCCGCCTCCAAAGGCGGCACCGGCAGTGTTGAGGACTGACCTTCCTGGTCGGTTCCGATTGTGGGAGATGGAGAGAGTTCCTATGGTTTCTTTCCCTAGGGCCTCATTCCCATCCCTTCGCAATCCGCTTAGTCTCGACCACATGGCGCAAGGTCTGGCCATGTTGTCTCAGGTAATCCAGGGGCACAAGCGCCTGGCGTCAAGGGGGCCGGGATAACCCGTACCTCATTCCTTAACTACCAGACAGGACAATTCCATGTCGCTTACGCTTAACACCAAGGTCTATCCGTTCACCGGTTTCATTCAGGGCGCGATTGCTCGCTACCTGAACGCTGGCAGTGGTACCGCCAACGGCTTCCGCACCGCAACTGCGAAGGTGGAAGCTGTAAACTCGAACGGTGATATCAAGGTTCGTTGGAAGCTCCGGCTCCCGACGGTCGTGTCCGAGGCTGAGTGCGCTTGCCCGGGCGGCGTTGTCCGCGAAAACTTCGTTGACATTGTCGCCACGGTTAGTGCTTCAGCCCTGGCTGCCGAGCGTACTGATCTGGCTCTGTCTCTGAAGGACTTGGTGGCATCGCCTGAATTCCAGGCGAGCATTACCAACCTTCAGACGCCCTCTGCCTAACGGCATGGTAGCCAGAACAACTCCCAATCAAAAGACTAAGGAGAATGAGGAATGCAAACACCCTCATTGTGCTCGACGACGACCCTCGCAATACATCTCTTCCATGCCTGCCTGGGGTTGGATTTCCCTAGGCATCCTACTCGAGGCGATATTCTCGCTCTCGTCCATCGTGAGATGGAATGGTCTACCGGCTTCGATTCTATTGAAGCTCGTAGAGCATACTGGGCAGTAGAATCTTGGTCAAAGATTCCGCTGGACATTGGAATTGACAGACTTGCGGCCGCACGCGAAACATTCCTGCGTGCGGAGGAGCAGTGCGCAGAGGCTAACATCCGCCTCTGTGACGGGCTTAACAAACCCGGCGTGCCGTATGACTCACTGAAGTACGCTAAGGATCTGATTCGTTCAATCCTTGGCCCCTTCAACTGGGACACAGCGCTACGTTTCTGCAGCTTCGGTCCCGGGGCAACGTATTCGTTGCCCCGCCGGAAAGCGAACCACTCTAATAAATGGACCGCTAACGACGTCACAGCACGTTGTCTTCCGCTCTGTATTGCCCTCCAGCAGTTTAATAACAGCTGGAACCCGGCGCCCTCATATGAGGTGGTTCCGGGGAACAGAGTAACAACCGTTCCCAAGAATGCGAAAACGGATCGTACAATTGCCATCGAGCCCACCTGGAATATGTTTTTCCAGAGAGGAATCGGTGGCCTGATCCGTCACCGCTTGCAGAAGCGGTGTCGCATGCTTCTACCTGACGCCCAGAGTGACCATCGTGAGATGGCCATGTTCGGAAGTGTCACAGGGAACATTGCCACTATCGACCTTAGGGCCGCCAGTGACAGTGTTTCCCTAGCCCTGGTAGAGCTCTTGCTCCCTGAGGATTGGCTTAACGCCATCCTTATCACACGTTCCGAAACCGGGACGTGGGATGGAAAAACTTTTTCTTACGAGAAGGTTTCCTCCATGGGTAACGGATTCACGTTCGAGCTAGAGACTCTCGTCTTCTATGCTTTGACGCGTTCCGTAGCACGAGATGGGACCGTCTCCGTTTATGGTGATGACATCATCTGTCCGGCTGAACGAGCCGGAGCCGTGATTGAGCTTCTCTCATACTGTGGTTTTACCATTAATGAGAAGAAGACTCACATCGCAGGGCCCTTCCGGGAATCCTGCGGTGGGCACTACTACAAC